AAACTACCCAATGTATTAATTAATATGTTTGGCAGAGTTGGCGCAACAGTGGGCAGAGCCCTTGGTGCAACTAGAAACGTTGCGTCAACAGCAAGAAGTAGTGGCGGAAGAGCCGTTGGAAGAGCAGCGCAAGCAACACAGCGCGCAGGTGGATCGGTTTATGGGTATGGTTCTAGATACGCCTCACTACCAACGACATCTAGAATACCTGGTGCCAGAGCACTTGGAAAGGGTATAGCAGCCACCGGTAATTTTATGATGAATCGTCCAAAAACCACAATGGGAATTGGTGCAGCTGGTTTAGGTTACGCTGGGTATAGAGGGATGAGAGGCAGCCAAAACAGTCCAGTGATAGGAATAGAATAATATGCCGTTTGGTGTTGGATTTGGTGCCATGATGGCCGGATCTGCTAGAGCGCGGATCAAGGGTTTTATCTGGAGCAGCTAGGGTTGGAAGAAGTTCTGGCGCAGCAGCTAGACGCGTATATAATACTGGTGCAGCAGTAATGGGAACAAGAACCGGAAAATTTGGTGCAGGAGCTGGAGCAGTTGGTGCATTTAGTATGCATAGAAGAGATGTAAACAAAAGAGGATCTTACAATCCACAAAGGCCTAAATCTTCTGGGGGAGCAACTCTTTAATTGTTTGTTCTTATTTGATATAATTTAATGTGAATTTGTTTGGAGGATGTTATGAATGATTGGAAGAACTACATTAATCAAAATGGTGATTTTGAATTACCAAATTTTTTATATAGAACAGTTAATGATTTAATGAAGCAGTCTTTAGATATGGGAACTCTTCTATCAGAAGATCAATATAAGTTAAGAGCTTATAAAGAACAAACGAAAAAACTCTTTAAAAATAAATGGTTTGATTTAGCTGAGGCTCTAGAGCATTTTGGTATTATTGAAAAATGCGTATGTTCTCCAATAAATAATTCTGGTAAGGAAATATATTGTGATGTTTGCAAGGGCGCAAGATATGTAATAAATTCTGCGCTATCTCCTAATGAAATGAGAGAGATTAGTATGTTCGTAGGTGCCGCACAAGGTATTCAGGTTCAGGAAAAATTACAAAAAGGACTAATGAAACTCTTGGAAGAAATGTGAAATATGAGATGCGACAGATGTGGTCATGAACTTAATTTTGTTTATGAAGATGTCATAGAATCTGTAACCGGTAATTTAAAAGAGGACGTTTATCATGTCCAAGAATATTATTGCGCTGGCTGCAAAAGTTGCATGATTCAAACATACACAGGTGAGGGCTTAGTAAAATCAGAATGGATTGATTTCAATGGGAAATGAAATAGATAAGTTTGAAGAAAAAACCACTTTTCTTAATAAGTTTGAATCGCTTAGACCTGACTTGTTTTTCCCGGTTGAATGGTCTGACGAAGATAAACAAAAAGCCGTTGAGCTTGTAAGACCACAAAGAACAAGAACATCCATGTTTTCTTCTATTCCCATGAGCTGCGAATCAACAAAGTGTATATTTGCATCAACATGCCCATTATTGCAACAGAACTTAGCTCCACATGGAAAACCATGTCCAATTGAAATGTCAATGGTTTCTCAATTCACCGCAGAGTATATGGAACAGCTTGATGTTAGTCCAGAAAATTTGGTAGAAGTTTCTATGGTTAGAGATTTGGTAGATCAAGAAGTTCAGTATTTAAGAAAGACAAAGTTGTTAGCTAAAGAACATTTTGTTCAAGAAAATATTATTGGTCTAGATAAAGATGGAAGCCCAATTTTTAAAAAAGAATTACACCTAGCTGTGGAGCTTGAAGATAGGCTTCATAAGAGAAGAAAAGATTTAAGAAATCAACTTTTGGCCACAAGAGAAGCGAGAGCAAAGACTGGTCAAATACAGTTGGACACAGCTCAAACAATATCGGAAATAATACACAAAGTTCAATCAATTGAAATTGAAAACAAAAAACTTATTAAGAAAAAACTTGGCGTTTATGATGTCGATGAATATATAGTTGATTCCGAAAAAGCGTCAAAAGACCTAGAAGGACCAAAAAATGCCTAGGCGAAATATTGATACAGCAAAGTTAGAGCAGCTTGCAAAAAATTTTTATGAAAGGTCACAAATCTCTAATTCTGATGATACCATTAAAGATGCAGCAATTAAGGGTATTCAACACGGTCCAATTACATCTGAAGAACTTCTTGATATAGGCGGTATTCCAGTATCCGCAGAACAATATTTTGGAAGAACACAGCACAGAATAGATAAAGCCCGGTATTCTTTTTCAGGGTTATTTTGACCTTGTAGCAACCCCAAGTGCTAGAAAACAAAATTTAAATTTAAGAAGTCAACTGGCGTTTAAGGCAACCTATTTAGAAGAAGGAGAGCTTGGAGTTCAACGTGTTTTAATGGAATTGATGACTAGAGAAAATTTAGATTTGAGCATTTTTAATAATGATATAGCTAATGAAATATATGGTAAATATCTTGGAACTGCACTACCACTTAGGGAACTTCTGCAAAACAAAGGTTTTCCGGGATTGTCATTTCCTTCCACAAACGCATATAGACATTTTGCAAGATACACGGTTGATGTAATGGGTGGTTTAGAGAGGGGTGAGGGTATACATCCAATGATGTTAAGCTTGATGAGATCAAACCTTAACATAAAAGAATATGCTACTAAAGTAAGTGATATTTCTATAGGTAGAACTAGAATTAGAAATCCAATAAGCTTAGAAAACGCATTTGAGAGAACAAAGCGAATTAGGGTTATTGATGATATGTCTAGGCCTGGTCAAAAAACTGCTGTAAATTATTTAGCTTTTGATCCAGTCAATGATAAGGGGAAAACAAAAACTATATTAACATGGGACACGGAAACCACCGGCCTTAGTCCAGATGCAAGAGTTAGAAACGTGGCGTTGGTTAAAAGGACGGTTAGGGTTCTTGAAAACGGGACGACAGAATTGGTTTCAGCGCCCGAAGTTATTATGACAAAACATTTTAGATCAGATATGATGGATCTAGCTCACGTTTACAGAGATGGAAAACCCATACCTTTATCTGTAGGTACGATTTTATCAGAAATGGGACCAGACGCTATTAATCCCGATGGATCTTTCAGCGCTACCGCACTAAGGGCAATGCAGGCTTTTGACGGCGATGGAGTCGATGCGGGGGCAATAGCACTAAAAGATCTTCGCGAAGTACTTGAGGCATTTATGGGTAAAAGCGCAATAGTCGGTGAAGTACACAGATTAGAAGGGCATAACTCTTTGGCATTCGATATAGATAAACTATACGATACAATTAAATCTATCCCTGCATACCACGATTTAGACAATGAGGACGCAAAAGCAGTAAAAGAGCTATGGGGGGAATTTACCCTTAAAAGAGCTGGACCAGCAAATGTCAGAGACGCATATTATGCGCAAGATACTCTTGATACTACAAAAATAGCAATGGATGTAGACAGAAATAATATATTTCGAGCTGTTGAATTAGAGTTACAAGACGCCACTCCAGAATTAAGAACGCAGGCGGCGCACTTTTATGCATCAACATTATCCGTGGATCCAGAGCTGCTTGGAACAAAAAGCGCAGAGTCGTTAGAAAACTTGTTTTTAAATACAAATTTTTTAGACCTTCTTGAAGGTGTTGGAAAACAAAATCCAAAACAACTTGAAAGTCTTTTTAAGCTGATGGAAACGAGGGGTATACACACTGGTGAAATCGACGCACTATTAAACGCATATATATCTGAATTTATCAATAACGGACAGCTGCACATAAGAAGGTTTCCGACTCCAGGTAATATTGCAGCTGACGTTACCAGTGAGGAGTTAGCAATATTTATCAAAAACAACAATGATAGAATCACACGAACCTTAAGTTCCAAGGGGTACCTAAGGGGTGTTGATGAAAAGTATTCTGAGTTTGCTGATTTTTTAAGAACTAGATTTAGAAAAAGTAGTGCAGTCACTCCAGTAACAAATGTTGCAGATCTACAAGGTTTATCTAATGAAATGTTTGACTACCTCTCGCAAACCGACGAGGGTAGACAAAGAATGACAGTGGCCATTTCCGCTGAAGAAGCAAGAGACCTAGGCATAAAAGTAGAGGGAACGGTTCCGGGTAGTAATGTAGGATCTGTTTTTTATGGAGATGATAACTATTTGTTTAAAGATTATAAATCAGGAACAACAAAAAGCTTAAGTACAGAGGAGCAAACTTCTAAGGTTGGTGAATTAATAAAACAAAAAATGATAGCTGCAAGAGCCGGAGCTACTGAACTTGTTGATATTAAAGCAGGAGATGGAACTATTCTTGGAAAAGTTGCCAATGTCAATAAAAGGGCAAATGACATTGTAGATATAGGTGTACCTAACATATCTCATACTGAGTTTAATGAAATGTTTACCAATATAAGCGCACTAAATTCACAAATTGCAACACATGTACCACCAGTGAATGCCGAAGCACTGCAAGCAGGCGCAACAGTAACAGATAGATTTTATGGAATAAGTTCAGAAGAAATAAAAAAAACTGACACAACATTAGAACACATTGCTAAAAGAAATTTATTGTTTGATAAAGTTAGATCTGGAGATGAATTAACAGCAGATCAAGTAAAAAACCTAGAAAGATCAGGACTGCTAAGAACACCTGTTAATGTAGGCCTACAAAGAGGTGAGGCATATATGGCTGAGGTTAGAGCAGCAGGACTACCCTACGGTGCACTAGATAGTAGATCAAGACTTCTGGGAGTTGCAAAATCAAGAGCAACAGGATCATTTATTGGCAGAACACTGCTTAGTGGTGAAGGGGTTAGATTTGGTAATGAAGAAACTGCAAGATTAGTGAATATCAATGAAATTGGTACTGCTCTTAAAAGAGCCGGAGCAGTGCAACTTGGAGATTTAGCTGACACATCTCCACTTACGTACACTATCGGGCAGGGATCTGAAGATGTATTTGGTATTGAATATGAAACAAAAAGATCAACACAATCAGCAAATTATAGGCCTAATCAATATGTTCGAAATTCGTACATAAGAATAACCGCCGGTGACGCTGACGGTTTAGTTAGTTCTGAAAAAATAACGATGTTGGCTAACGATATGAATCAATTACAACTCTTGGACGAAAATGATAAACTTATAAAGTTTGGAAGCGAAGAATTTTACGCATCATCGATGAATGATTTTTTTGAATCATATGTTCATCCAGGAACTAGTGAAGCACGAATGCCAGCAACTATTAACATGGTATTTAATCCAAGAAATTTAAAGCAAAATCAATATGAACATTTGGCGAATCAGGTAATTGGCTTACAAATGCAAACCTATCAAAAAATGAATAAAGATGGAGGTTATGTTACCAAAACAATTAAGCAAGACTTTGATGCCGTGACGCAAAGAATATTTGGTAAAAAATATATGGAATTAAAAGATGCTGGAATTAACATATCAGAAATTTTTACAAAAGATACTTTATTGGACCAAGAAGAAGTAGTAAAAAGAATTCAGGGTTTAAAAATCGAAAATGCAGCACAAGCAGCTAAAAACTACAGAGAATTTGTGGCCTCTACGGCTAAAGAAATAGAAACAGACGGAATTATTGGATTCTCAATTAAAGACAGAAAACCTTCAACTCGTAGAATTAGTGCAGGTGAAAACCCGGTTACTGATATTAGGGAAATTGAAAGATTAACCGGAGTTGAATCAAATCCAACTGACACGTTTAGTCGCAAGAAAAGAGCAAGGCTTGTAGCAACAATTGAACAAGATATAGATGTACTAGATCAAGCAACTGGAGTATCCACGGGGACTAAAGAAAATCAAGTTCTTGGTGGTATTTTTTCTCCAACTGTAGACACTGAAATGGAAGCAGCAGCAAGAAAAACAGCAGGTGAAACCGATGCAGAGATAACAGCAGCAAGACGAGAAGAAGATCTAAAAGCACTTAAAAATTTACAAGAAGCACAAACAACTCCTCAAAAAGTAACAACAGTTTCACCGAGTGATTTAATAGAACAACGGTAGAGCACAAAGAGCCACTGGCACCACTGGCATCGCACAGGACGCTGCTATCGCGGGTAAACAATTTTTTAAAGCAAACAAAGGTAAAATATATTTGGCCGGATTAACTGTTGCAGCCGCAGTTTTTGGATCAAAAATGGCCAAAAGAAGAAATGAAAATGACGTATATGACGCTACTATGCAAGGTATGCCGGTTGAATCCGGCAAAAGACCATATGGCATACAAGATGCTCTTTTTGCTCAAAAAATGGGCTCAAGAAGAAAAGATCCTCTGGTAACTGCTGGTGTGGTTGGTAATTTAGACAGAAATAAAATAAATCATACTTCAATGGGGTCTGATAAAAATAATCACTTGTTTGGCGGATAAATATGGGAATTGGTAGATTAGTAGGTGGAATAGCAAAAAAGACGGCAATTGGAGCGGGTAGAGCCTCACAGACCAAGGCTGGTATGTTTGCTGTTATCGGCGGAGCCGCAGCCCTGGGCATGGCCACTCAAGCAGCACCGGCTGCAAGAGACGCAGCAATGGACGTGGCATTTGGAGATCCCAACGCAGATACCGCATTTTTGGGTAGAAAATTAACTCCAGGAGCGATGTTTGATGCAGTTGTGCCAGGAGATAGCTCTGGAACACAGACTGCGGTGATGGCTGGCGGACTGGGTGCAGTTGGAGCCGTAGGTGGAGGGTTTGTAGGCGCTGCTAGGGGAGCCAACAAATATAAGATGACTAGAGCAGCAGGAAGAGCTGACCGCATTAGTAGGACTATGAGAGCTGATCGCACAGGCCATACAGCTTTTAGAATAGGTGGAGCTGCAGACACTGCAGCGTCTACTCTAACTTATAGTAGGGCGCCACTTGGTTCGGTTGGTGCCGGTGCTGCATCAACTATTAAGGGAGCAGTAAAGGGAGCTGCGTCTTTTAGCGGTAGTACAATCGCTGGTGCTGCAATTGGAGCAATAGCTGGTCTTGGTATTGCAGCTGGGCTAGGATCTGCATATATAAATAGAAATGAAAAATTTTTTAGAGAATCTCCATATGTTGGAAATAGAAAATTAAATAGAGATATGTCATATGGTGGAAATTTGTATGCAAATAAAAACACTTCACTTCAAACAGCCCAAGAACTCAATGCCGACGGGAACATTGTTTTGGGCATGCACAATCTAAGAAGAGGCGGGTGATAAAAAATGTCAGACATTTCAGATATGGGCCAAGAAGCCGCAAATACATATATGCAGGCAAATCCATATAGCGAATCTTTTGATCCTCGAGCCGTTTCTCCAGAAGCGATTGAAGAAATGCCCGGTGCAATGGGATTTTTAACCTCTCCTGGATTTGAGCAGGCTACCAGAGCAACAAATCCACTTACCCTTGGTGGTTTTGCCGCCTTTAGATCTCAGAACACACTACTTAAAGGCGGAATTGGTGACGATGTAGGCAGGATACATGAAAGACTCCGCAGAGGTAGAGGCAAGTTTAGTAATTACTCCAGGAATTCTCTCGATCTATCACCAAGTTCTGGTGCAAATCAATTTGTTGGCGGTAAAAATATAAGAGGCAAAGTAACTGGTCGTGGTCAAAGACTATTGAGAAAGCAGGCGGCTCAAGGTGGTAAAACTCCTTTAATGAAAGGATTTTTAAAGAACAACGCAACGTTTAATCCACTGAGATTTTTTAGAAAACAATCATTAAGTGAATTTTTAGCTGGACCAGGACGAAATTTTTACGCTCCTGGCTCTGGTGGTTTTATGGCATCGATTGGAAACATAGGAACAAAGGATAATCCACGTTTTAGCGGTGGAACAATGGCAAGAATGGGAGCTTTAACTACAACCGAAAGAAGAGCTGCCCGTGGAAGAAACGTTGCCAAAATGGATCTTAATCTTGCTAGAATAGCCAACTATAATGGAGCAGCTTCGGGCGCATTAACAAGTCTAGCACCCGGAGCAGCACAGATCAATCCACATGCAGGAAGAGCATTCGCCGGATTGGTAGCCCCCAACACCACGGTGGGCCCCGTAGCAACTCCACTTGCAGGCCTTATTAGTAAAGTGGGCAGTGGTGGAAAACTAAACGTTGGCGAAAGACGCTATTTAATGACAGAAGGCATAAGGGGCACAAAGACTAAAAACATGATGAGGTCACTGTTAACGGTTGGTGGTGGTGAAGAAATGTTTACTGCTATGGGAACAGCAGTAGAAAGATCAATTGGCATGTCTGGTGCTATGAAAATGACTGAAGCCGCAGAAAAACTAATGAAGCCATTAACCAGTGCAATACAAACAAACTCCGCATTTCAAGCTAGGGTCTTGAGGGGATTTGGTCATGGAGTTTTTGCAGGCGCCGTTCCAATGACTGAAGCTGGAGCAGCTCAACTATCAAAACAATTAATTCAAAAAGGATTTATTGAAACACTTGGGTACAAAGGTTCAGCACATGCTGCCGTTGCTGGTGGAGGTAGGGTAGCAGCAGCTGTTGGAGGACAAATGCTTTTGAAAGCAATGCCAGGAATAAATATGATATTTGCAGCCGATTTGGCTTATCAGCTAGCTAAGCTTGGAGGAATGGCAGTTAAGGGTGCAATTAATTTTGGAAAAGATGCAATGAAATCAATGCAAGGAAATATTAATGGCGGTATGTTTGGAACATATAAAGATGATGAAGTAAGAGCTACGTCAAGAGCTAGAGGAGTAATGGCAATTCAAAACTCAAGACTCAACGCTAGATCGCTTCTTGGTTCGGAGGGCGCAATGATGGCTGCGCATTTTGGATAAATATGTTAGCTAAAACAAAAGAATTTAGAAAACAACTAGAAGCACTTTCTAGAGAAGATTTAATTGAGATTATTCAATCGCAAAATCCAGAATATGTAAAACAAATTAATAGAATTGAATGGGTGTTTAAGAATAAATTATCTCACCTAAGTTGGCAGGACGGTTCACCTGTTGCAGAAAGACCGATGACAAATAGTGAGTTAGCACTTTTGATAGATGAACCATTTGAAATAGATAATACTTTACTTAATGCAGGCCTGTCCGCAGAGATACAAAGACAAATACATATAGCAAAAGATCCCTGTCGATGGGCAAAGCATTTTCTACGGAGCAGAAACTAGAGTTTATCAAACGCTGATACTGAGAGATCCTTCACTTCGTAAAGTGTTGAGAGCGGGTCGTCGTTTGGGTAAAACATTTAGTATGGCAATCGCACTGCTGCATTACAGTTATACAAATAAAGACGGACGATGCCTGGTCATTGCTCCAATGAAAACTCAAGTAGAATTAATTTATCAGGAAATAAATAGACTCGCAGCAAAAAATGAAATTGTACATAGCTCCATAACTAGAAAAGTCACCAGTCCGCAATTCTTGATAGAGTTTTCTAATGGATCTACAATTAGATTCTTTACTTCTGGAATGAGATCTGGTGGAAAATCCGACGTAGCTCGTGGCCAAGAAGCTCATGTAATTGTGCTAGACGAAATGGACTACATGCACACAGATGACCTTGACGCTCTTTATGCAATGCTTCAAAAAACTGCAGAAGACCAGCCAGATAAAGTCTTAATTGGCGCTTCTACTCCAACTGGCAGAAGAGAAAGATTCTGGGAGTGGTGTAGGTCAGGAAGGTTTAGGGAGTTTTGGTTTCCATCATATTGTAATCCGTTTTTTTCTAAAGAACAAGAAGACGAATTTAGAGAACAATACTCTGAAACTGGATATAGACATGAAATTGAAGCAGATTGGGGAGAAGACGCAGAAGGCGTTTATCCAAGAAAATACGTAGATGCAGCCTTTGTAGAACCATCTTGGAATTATATACCAGAAATAACTTCCGCTAGATCAATGTACACGATAGGTGTTGACTGGGATAAATATGGGGCTGGAACAAATATTGTAGTACTTGAAGCATGTCATCAAAATCATGAAGAAGAAAGATTTAGAAATAAAGTTAGAATAGCCTACAGGGAAGAAATTCAAAAGTCAGAATACACTTTGACAAACGCCGTCAATAGAATCGTAGAATTAAATGATTCTTTTCAGCCAAAACACATTTATGTTGACAGAGGATATGGAGAAGTTCAGGTAGAATTACTTAGAAAATATGGAACAGAGAATCCCAGATCAAACTTAAGAGATAGGGTAAAAGGAATAGGGTTTGGTGAGCTAATAGAAATTAAAGATCCATATACAAAACTTCCCGTTAAAAAGGAAATAAAACCTTACATGGTTGATAATTTGAGGCAATATTTAGAAAAAATGCTTTTAATGTTTCCAGTAGCCGATGAAGAATTGTATATGCAGTTAATATCATACGTTGTTGTCAGAACCACTCAAACCGGCAGGCCAGTGTTCGAAGCTGGTGGGTCGGCTGTTGACCATGCACACGATGCCC